AGATCTCACGCACAGTTTCGGCCTTCGCAAATATGGAGCCAAGACGCCGCAAGGAAGTCTTCGCAGCTCTGGTTGAAGACCGTGGCATTGAATACCGCCAAAGCAATGAAGGCATGAGGGGCAAGCCACGCTTCGCATACTTCGCACCACCACAACATTAGGGAGGAAAAATTGAATAAGATCGATCTAGCCGGGTTAGTAGGCTTTATCCTTGGGGCCGCTACAGGCTCCGCAGTGACCGCAATAATACTGATTATGATTTAGGGAGAGCAGAATGAAAAACGTAACAAGATCCGAAATTTTGGATACCGCCAAAGAATATGTAACCAAAGATCGCGCTGCACAGCACGGCGACATGGAAAGCAACCTGACCAATATCGCAAAGCTCTGGTCAGTTTTCTTGGAAGTGCCAATTGAACCGCACCAAGTTGGGGTCTGCATGACCCTCCTGAAAATTGCTAGGATCAAGTCAACTCCTGAAAATGCAGATCATTGGGAGGACTCTTGTGGATACATGGCATGTGGCGGGGAGCTGATTGCCAAGAAGTCTACCCCGGCAAAGGTCACAAAGTTTCAGGGTGGCAACACATGAGCGATGAAAAGATCAAAAGGGTCATCCAATATCTCAAAGACATTAGGGACGTGGCAGCAATCAGTGAGGGAACTGACTGGTATGCCATGATGGCACAGAAGGCTCTGGATGAGCTGGAGGATAGTAAACCATGAAGGCATCAACAATCATCGGGGGAAAGTCGCCCAAAAATAGCCGCAACGCCGCTGACTTCTATGCAACCCCCCGCGAATGCACCATCGCACTGCTGGATACCTTCGACTGGTTGTTCAGGGGTGGGCGCATCTGGGAGCCAGCTTGCGGTGATGGGGCCATCTCAAAAGTTCTGGAGGGCAGAGGTTATGAAGTCATCTCAACTGATCTGAATGACCAAGGATATGGTGAGAGCGGGATGAACTTCCTGAACGCTGATTGCAATTGCGGTGGCATCATTACCAACCCGCCATTCAATCTGGCCGCTGAGTTTATCGAAAGATCTGCCGCAAAGAACATTCCATTTGCTATGCTCACCAAGGCCACCTTCTGGCACGCTAAGAAGCGCGAAAAGCTCTTCATGTCCACAAGGCCAATGGCGATCATAGCGATGACGTGGAGGCCAGCCATGTCACCAGAGAGGGGCAAGAGCGCCACTATGGATTTCATCTGGACCGTCTGGGGATCTGCCCCATCAAAGCAGACCGAATACATTCTACAAGGAAAGAACAGTGACTAAGAATACAGAAGTACAAAAGCTCCAGAGCAAGATTGCCGTACAAAGAAACGAGATCGCACGGCTGACGCAATTGGTTCAGAAACTCATGGAGCAACGAGATCAATTAACCAAAGACTTAAAATGGATGAGGGGTGAGAAATGATACGCAAGAACGGTTTTACATTCGGGCCAGAGGCAATGGCAAATAATATCGGTAAGTTCCCAAGGACGCGGGAGGGCAAGAAGGCTGACCAAATGACCAAAGTTAGGATGCAACTTGCCTCCTACAGAAAGAACGGAACCCCGAAACCAATCACGCTGCCCGAAGAGCCTTGGGCCAAAAAGAGCTGATATTAATTAGTGCAGTATTTACTGCATTTTTAAATAACACTGTATTAGGCATTAAAATCAACAGGTTACGATTTATTGCATTTATTGCAATATTGCAGTCCCCCTTAGTGCCTAATACCCCCCCCCTATATGTCTGAGAGATGGGTAGGTTAGGTAGTATGTAGTAATGTAATAAATAATATATCTATATATATATACTATAAGAATAAGGGGTTTGGGCTGGGTGAATAAGTGCAGTATGGGTGACTGCAATAAATATGCAGTAAATACATTAAAAAAACTTTCCATGACTACTTGTAATCTATGACAGGCGTGTTACTTATGGTGTGTAGAGAGAGGGAGACAACAAATGTCTATACGCAGAATGGAATACAAAAAGAATGGCTACGACATCCGTTGCCGCGTCGAGGGGTCTGGGGATTATGCAGAGGGACTTATCCTCTGGAAGTCTTACGGCGACGATAAATACATCGTCATTGGTAAAATCTATAAGACCACAACAGCAGCTTGTGGCACAACACGCGATACCGCAACTTGGCATCACGTCAAAGGCGCAAGCCCAATCACCAAAAAATCTTGGCACGAAGCCGCCAAAGATCTCTATGCTGCCTTCCGTAAGGAGGCAGCGTGATGCGGTTCATACAACAAAAAAATATCGATGGTGGGGTGTACTATTCCCCCGCCACTCAAGTCTCAATCACTGAGCAAGAACTCGAATGGCTGATCGAAGGGCTGGATGCACTCATACTTCCAGATCGGGCAAAGCGTATCAAGCGAGCCTTGAACCGTGCGTTGAATGAAATAGAGGAGGCAGCGTGATGCTTGAATATTTCAAAAATCGCAAAGATGTTTTTCACGATAACGATGAAATTATAGACATGCTTATTTGGTGTAAAGAGGAACAGTGCGCAGATGAATATATTCTAAACGAAGCAATGGAAAATCTTCAGGGATTGTACAAACTTGTCGGAGAGATGATTAAACATCTTGAGGAGGCAGCGTGATGACACTCGCAACCTCGCACTGCCCAAATTGCGAAACCAAAATGACAACCATCGACTCAAGACCGCACTTGCATTATGGCTTTCCAACAATTAAACGCAGACGTAAATGTTTGACATGCGACTTTCGTATAAGCACAGTCGAACTGCCTGCATCTCTCGCAGATGAAATATTCCAAGAGGATTAACAATGGAACAGATCGCAACACTCGAAACTCAAATCAAAGAGTTTAACAAAATGGTCGATAGATCACAGACATCAATCAACCACCTCAAGACATTCTCCGCGATCTGCCAGTCGTACCCAATCACAAGCGCAGACCTCGCAATCAAAATGGATCTCAAAAACTCAACCCTCAACAGATTGCTGCACTCGCTCGCTGAAAATAGCAGAGGCCAAACAGAAGCAGCAGAGCTGATCGAAATCGAAATGGACGCAAAAGATAAGCGCCAAAGAAACATCAACCTAACACCCAAAGGCAAAAGCCTGATGAAGAAAATGTTCGGAGGTAAATGATGACAGATAAAATAAAACCACATTCCGAAAATCCAGAAATCCCATCAAAAAATCGAAGAAAAGAAATAGCAACATTTTTTGAGCCAATTCTAAACGAGTTATTTGGCAGAGAGTGTCAAAAATGTTCGGAGCAAAAAAATGATCGTTAAATCTTGGAAGTTCACAGGCTTCAAGGCAACCTTCCCAGAATGGGTTGCAGAAAATACATCCAAACGTGCAGGATCAAAACACCTCTGGGTCCACACACAATATGGTGAAGCACCAGCAAGAGAAGGCGAATGGGTCTCAATCAATCTGCGAGGCCACCTAGATATTCACAGCAAAAAACCAGAAGGATGGGCAAAAGAAATGATGGCAGGCGCAGCATTCACAGTTCTCATTCTCGCAGTGTTTGTAATATTCCTTGCAATGTGATAACCAAAACTCACTGCTCGATAAGGCCCATGCCTGTGGCCTCATCCCAAACTGCCCCCGCCTTTGTGGTGGGGGTTTCTTTTTTAAATGATCTATCTTACATTGCAGTAAAACTGGAAAGATCACCACATGGCAAAGAAAAAGTCAAAGAACCCTGTCGGAAGGCCCAAGTTCGAGGTCACTCCTGAAGTGCTGGAAAACACAAAACGCTTTATGGCGCAGGGCTTAACCAGAGAACAATGTGCTGCTTCGCTGGGGATTTCAGTCGCAACTTTCTACGTTTATCAGGCAGAATATTCAGAGTTTTCAGAGGCTATAAAAAGCGGTGAAGCCGAAGGCATACAGCAAGTCACCAACGCACTCTATGAAAAGGCCACAGTTGATCGGGATAACACCGCCATGATCTTCTTCCTGAAGAACCGCGCAGGCTGGGTCGATAAAAAAGAAGTCGCAACAACCGTCGAACAAAAGCACGTCATAGATATTACGAGGATCAGCGATGAACAGCTCAACGCACTTGCAACAATTTTTGAACAGTCTAACGCTGGAGCAAGTGCAGGCGGAGCGTTACCGCAGATCATTGAGGGAGTTTACGAAAGCAGCTTGGCCGACGATTGAACCGGGCGTTGAGTTCCAGAACAACTGGCACGTCGATGCAATTAGCGATCACCTCCAAGCCGTTGTCGAAGGCGACATCAAACGTCTGATCATCAACGTGCCGCCACGCCACATGAAATCAATCAGCGTGGCCGTTGCGCTGCCAGCTTGGACTTGGACCCACCAGCCACACAAAAAGTTCCTGTACGCTTCCTACGCTTCTTCCCTGTCAATCAGAGACAGCACCAAGTGTCGCCGTCTGATCGACAGCCCGTGGTACAAAGATCACTTCAGTGACAAGTTCGTATTAACTGGTGACCAAAACCAGAAGCAAAGGTTCGAGAACGATAAGACAGGCTACCGCATCGCAACGTCCGTAGGTGGCGCTCTGACAGGTGACGGTGGTGACATCATCTGCATCGATGACCCGCACAACGTGGTAGACAGCGACAGCTCAAAGGTGCGCGAGGGCGTTCTGGAGTGGTGGGACCAAGCCATGCAGACCCGGCTCAACGATCCCCGCACTGGCGCTTTCGTCATCATCATGCAGCGTGTCCATGAGCAAGACCTGACCGGGCATATCCTGTCCAACCAGCTAGGCGATGAGTGGAACCACCTCTGCCTGCCTGCCCGATACGAAATCGGACACCCAACGCCAAGCAAGTCATGGCTGGGCTTCTCAGATCCACGCACAAAAGAGGGCGAGCTGCTCTGGCCTGAACGCATCGATGATAACACGCTAAACACACTGGAGCGCAGCCTTGGCTCCTACGCAGCAGCAGGCCAGCTACAGCAGCGCCCATCACCCAAAGGTGGCGGAATCTTAAAGGCAAGCTGGTGGGTTCCTTGGGAAAAAGAAGACCTGCCCGACATCGAATACGTCCTGCAATCATACGATACAGCCTTCGAGGCCAAGGAAAGCTCCAGCTTCAGCGCCCGTACAACTTGGGGCGTGTTCCAGTACAAGGGCGCAATGTGCGCAATTGTTTTAGAGGCTTGGTACGATAAGGTCAGCTACCCAGATCTGCGCCGATTGGCGCAAGAGGCTTACGATGAGTGGGAGCCAGACGCAGTGCTGATAGAAAAAAAGGCATCAGGTCAATCTCTTCTGCAAGATCTGCGTATGGCTGGCGTTCCAGTATTGGCTTATTCTCCAGATCGGGATAAAGAAGCTCGCGCCCATGCATCAAGCGCACTTTTGGAAGATGGCAGGATTTTCTTCCCTTCTAATCGAAAATGGGCTAAAGATTTAATAGATATATGCGCAGCCTTTCCTGCACATCCAAATGACGATGTTGTTGATACATGCACACAGGCATGGTTAAGGTTACGAAAAGGATGGTTCGTTGGTCACTCAGAAGACCCAGATGACGATGAGCCAGTAGAAAAACAAAGGATGACGCTCTATGGCTGAACCACAAAACATTGTTCCATTTGCCGAAGGCGCTCCCGCCGATGACCTGATGATCGAAGAGCTAGGTGACGGTGACGTTCTAATCGGTGATCCAGAATTAGATTTTATGGATGAGCTGGACGATGCGGAGTTTGACCAAAACCTTGCAGAAGTTATCGATGAGCGCGAACTTATGCGTAAAGCCAGCGAGCTGGTCGGGTTTTACGAGAATGACCGTGCCGCTCGCGCCGAATGGGAAGAACGCTACAAGCAAGGTCTCAAGACCCTAGACCCAGATGGTGGACTAGCAGAAGGCGAAGATGAGCGTTCAAGCCGTGGCCTGTCAGTTGTGGTTCACCCGCTGATCGCAGAAGCCGCAACCCAGTTTAACGCCAAGGCAATCGCAGAGCTTTATCCGTCAGGTGGCCCAGTTAAATCTGTCATCCTTGGCGAGCCAAACGAAGAGATGGAAGATCAAGCTCGCCGTGTGCGTGAGTTTATGAACTACCAGATCACACAGGAGATGCCCGAATACTTCCCTGATCTTGATCAGATGTTGTTTCACCTCCCGCTGATCGGCCACACCTTCAAGAAGGTTTGGTGGGACACAAACTTGGATCGGCAGTGCAGCCAGTTCGTAAAGGCCGAAGATTTTGTGGTCGCGCCAGAGAGCAAAGATCTCTACACATCCCCGCGCTACACTCACGTCATTCGGATGCCAAAGAATGACTTCAATCGCTACGTTCAGAACGGATACTATCTCCAGACAAAATATGGCGAAACAAATTCTATAGACCCATCAGGCGATACAATCGGTGAGATCGAAGGTGTCGATCAGTACGATGACAGCGATGACAACGTAATGACGCTGCTTGAAATGCACGTCTATGATTTGTTTGACGGCATCGATGGCCAAGAAATGGATGATGAAGACTTCGATGATAACGCAGTCGCCATCCCATATGTGATCACAATTGACTATGAAAACCAGAATGTGGTGAGTATTCGCCGCAACTGGAAAGAAGACGATGAGCGCAAGAAGCGCCGCGATTGGTTTGTCAGCTACAAGTTCCTGCCCGGTTTAGGCTTCTATGGATTTGGCCTGTACCACATGATCGGTGGATTGGGTAAAGCAGCGACTGGATCGCTTCGCGCCCTTCTCGACAGTGCCGCATTCAGCAACATGCAAGGTGGCTTTAAGCTGCGTGGCCGCGTCAATGGCGGCGATATGCAAATCAGCCCCGGCGAGTTTGTAGATCTCGACAGTACCGTTGATGACGTGAACAAAGCCATCATGCCCCTGCCGTTCAAAGAGCCAAGCGGTTCTTTGTTCAACCTGCTTGGTTACATGGTTGACGCGGGTCAGCGTTTCGCCAGCACAGCCGATCTCAATGTCGGTGACGTAAATCCAAACGCCCCAGTCGGATCGACAGTCGCCCTGATCGAACAGGGATCGAAGGCATTCAGCGCAATTCACAAGCGTTTGCATTATGCGCAAGGCCAAGAGTTTAAACTTCTGGCTGATCTGAACGCAGAAAACTTGCCAGATGAGTTTAGCTTTGCCCAAGCTGGTGCGGCTGAAATCATTTATCGTACTGACTTTGATGATCGCATCGACATCGTCCCGGTCTCAGATCCCAACATCTTCTCGACAGCCCAGCGCATTGCGCAGGCTCAAGCTGTTCTGGAAATGGCACGATCAGCTCCGCAGCTCCATGATTTGTATGAGGCATACAAGCGGATGTATGAGGCGATCCGCATTCCAAACATCGATGAGATCCTGCAAAAGCCTGAAGAGGCGGTGCAGATGGACCCAATCGATGAGAACATGAGCGTTCTGTACGGCAAGCCAATTCGCGCCTTCCCAGAGCAAGACCATGAGGCGCACATCGCGGTCCACATGCAGTTCATGCAAGACCCGTCATTGGGCGGAAACCCCGGCGCAAAACAAATGCAGCCCGTTCTGATTGCTCACATCGCAGAGCATATCGCGCTTCTGTATCGTCAGCGCATGGAGGCAGGCATCAACATGCAGATGCCACCAATGCCAGACTTCAGAGATCCAAAGTTCAAGTTCAACGCTGTAGATCCAGCAACGGACATGCTGATCAGCCAACGCGCAGCGCAAGTTGTGCAATCTGCACCTCAGATGAAGCAGATCGAAGCACTTCGAGGCATGGGCGGTCAGCAAGGTCAGCAAGGAAACCCATTGCAATATGCGCAACAGCTCGCGCAGCTTGAGACTGAGGCATTGAAGGCTCGAACCCAAGCGCAGATTGAAGCTGATCAGGCGAAGGCAAAATCCAAAATTCAGATTCAGCAGGCTGAAGCCCGTCAGGATATGGAGATCGATGCCGCTAAAGCACAAGCTGATATGCAGGCAAAGATTATGAAGCTAGAGGCAGAGTTGCAGCTTGAACGAGAAAAGAACGCAGCCGAAATCCAGATGGAGGCCATGAAAAATGTACCCCCCACAGTATAATTTGCCTCCCATCAATCCTGCTGCCTTCGGCGGTCTACCGCAGCAGGGTCCACAGGGTGGCCCTCCAATGTCCCCTCCCAACAATGTTGGGGGGCCACAGGCACAACCGCCTATGGATATGAATAAGTATTTGATCAACAAGGTCATGGAGATCAAGCGCCGCATGGGTAGTGGATCAACGGGTGCGCTGGGTGCGTGACGATGAGCAGGCACTTGTAGTCGACTGCAACCTTCTTCGCCTTGACCTTGCTGTTGGCAATCTGGCGCAACTGCTCCTCTGTGACCGGCACGCCGTACTTCTCAGCGGCGACCTTCTCATCACGAGTCGGACACGCCCACTGCCAGCCGTGATCGGCGCACCATCCTGCGGAGGTCATATGGCCGTAGCCTTCCTTGAGATGCGCTGGGTTGGTCTTGGTGTACCACTTGACCCAGACATCGTGCCACTTGCTGATATGCACATCGGCTGGGTAGCCAACTGGCTGCTGTACCCAGACCATAAGAGCAGCGCCTTTCTTCGCCGCCGCCATCGCGTCATCCCACGACTTGGCGTAGCGCGCCTTGCCGCCGAGTACGGCGATGGTCTTGACTGCTTCAGCGAGCGATCCGCCAGCGTCAGAGATCCCCTGCTTGTCCTTGCGCCCTGTCGCCTTCTCGAATGCGGCGACGCCTTGCGCGGCAGTGTAGTCCACGGTGTAGCCAGAAGCCCACGAGACGGCGGCCGCACAAGATGACCAAGTGCAGTCATCTAGGATCTGCTTCGCGCCCTTCTGCTGCGCCTCAGCGTCGGCGTAGAGCTGCGACTTGACGCGGTAGAGCGGCATTAGGCGTTCTCTTTCTTGATCAGCACGGCGACTGCTCGACCGGCTGCGTCAAAGTCCAGCGCGGCGCTGATGGGGAATCCCTCAGTGCAGCCCTCCGAGTAGTCGTTGCCGTCTTCGCCCTGCTTCCAGAGCGTGCCGCCAAAGGCGCTGTTCTCGGTGTTCAGTACGAGTGCCACCCACTCACCTGGAGCGGTATTGATCCGCGTCCAGCCCTGCTGGTGGATCTGCTCGATGTGGTCTGCTGCGCTCATTACTCCTCCATCCACCTAAGTGGTCCAGTGACTAGCCAGATAACCGTCAGCCCACCGAATAGCGTCGCCATCGTGGATTGCGTCGGCGTCATCGGCCATACAAAGGATGCAAATGGGGAAAGTGTAGATGGTAGGCGTCAATCAGCTCGGCATACTCGGGGAAACGGGTACGCAGCAGCGCGAGGAAGTCGTTGAAGGTGTACTCGTAGTCGGGGAACTGGGTGAGGTCCTTGATCTGTTGGGCGATGGGATCAACGGCTGAAGCGACCTTTTGATCATCGGTGCGATTATC